TTCTCCCGGAGCATAGCCAGTATGGACGGGTCTATCTCCCGGAGAGCGATAAGGACTTCTTTACTAGGATTATTTGCCACGGGGTTTCTTCTTTGTCTTACCAGCTTCTGACATCGCTATAGCCACTATCTGATTGTGTGGTTTATTAGGATACTTCTTCGCAAGTCTGGGGATGTTCTTCGAGGGGTCCTTTTTTATCTTACTATCTTTAGGCATACTAACCGCCCCTCCCGCTCTTCTTTGGCATTCCAGATACTTTCTTTAGATTGGGATTAGCCTTTATTGCCTTAGTGCTGGCCTTTCTTGCGCCTGCCGCTATAATAGCCCTGCCTCTTTCAAGGGATACGCCTGCACCCTTGGCTGCGCTTTTCGCCGCGGCCTCGAACCCCATCCCCTTTTTTGATTTAGCCATATTGATTCTCCTATTTGCAGCCGCCCTTTTTACCGCCTTTCTTAGCCATTATTTTTTACCTCCTTTCTTTTTAGATTTGGGTTTCCCGTATTCAGCCATCTCTTTTTTCATTTCTTTTTTCATACCCATCTTCTTGTCCATCATCTGTTCCATCGGGCCCTCACCTTTCATCTTCATCATCTTCTTCCCCATTCCGCCCATCATAGGCATCTCTTTTTTAGCCATATTATTTCCTCTATCAATTATTTATTACAGAATCTTGTGTCCATCCCTATTTGCTACCACTTCATCAGGGAGGGTGTAACTATCTACGCCTCCGGCAGCGCGGTCGGTATGTTTAGCTACTATCTCTATGGTTTCTGTGGCGCTCTTCCCCGAATAAAGACAACCTAGAGCCATTTCAAATCCAGCACCATCAGCCAAAACTTTCGGATTATCATAATGCTCTAGGGTGAGAAGTCCTGTGAGCCCATATATCTTTCCGGTTTCTTTGTCAAGAATTAACCCGGTTGAGTATTCTTTCTCTAGCATTGTTGGGGCATCGCCTCCATTCTCCATATATTCCAAAACAAGTGGAATCTCTGACGCATTACCACAAATGCCCCAAACTATTCTACTCCCGACTGGTAGTCTAAATCTCTTACATGCTATTTCACATAAATCTACATGTAACAATTTTGTAACCGACACCCAATATATCCCCGATTTCCAAGAGCCTTTATCAGCAGCAATTGTTTTTCCATCCCACGCAATTAATGACATTGAAATAATTCTCCCTAAGATTTAGTTATTATTGATTCGCAAACTGATTCGCGGCTGCGCCACCCATTGGCTGCCCTGCTGGTCCGGTATTGGTCGCTGCCGGTAGTGGTGGCATTCCGCCCGGGGTCGCCGGGGCCGGGGCCTGCTGCTGAGGAGGAGTGTCCTCATCCGACTCGAACATCTTATCTACCCCCGGGAAGTCAAGGTCCTTAACCTGCTCTTTAACCAGCGTCTTCATATCTTCAGGTTTGATTGTCTGGGCTATGACTGGATTGGCGAGGAGATTAAAGAACTCGTTTCTCCTGATAACCAGTTGTTCTTTAGCCATAACATTCTTTACGCCTTTGACTACTACATTAAGGTCGCCTTTCACGCTTTCGTCTTCCCAGTACAGCATATTATAGTTGTACAGTTTTTTAATTAACTTTGTGACTATGTCCGTATCGATATTCGTTACGATATCTAGTATGTTCCTGAGAGCATCGCTCCTAAGAATAGCTAGACCGGAAGCTGTTTCGTTACCGCCTGCTCCACCAAGAACATTCTGAGAGAAAGATGGTATTCCAGATTTCTCATCGGCTTCTTGCTTGAGCTGGTTGTATATCTGCTGGAGACGGTCGGCAACCAACGCTGGCTGGAAGAACTGGATGACTGGATTATAGTTTCTGTTTGAATGCTCGCCGGTATTGGTGAACCAAACCTTGAGTGGATATATCTCGTTGTTATCTTCTCTCGAGGATTCCATACGGGAGACATCGGCCTCTATTTGCGGGCCGGAAGCGAACGCCGCGTTATTCGCTATTGCCCTTTGCAGGTTGTTGCACTGTCTCTGGATGTCGGAGATGACCTCAGCGATTGACTGATGCCATATAGTACCCGGAACTTTGAAGCAGCCTGTGATAAAGTAAGGTTTATTGCCTAATGGGTCTGGATTAATCATTGCCTTAATTACGATACCCTTCACGCTCCAAGCGCAGATGTTGTATTCGCAATCTTCGTCTATATCCATCTTCGTGCCTGATACGTCCTTATAAGAAGTCATGCCCCAAGTGATAAGGTGTTTGCCCTTTACGCTGCCCCAAAACTCTAGCATATCTATCTTATGGGAGATAGAGTAGGCTAACTCCTGCCCGATATTGGCGGCCTGTTGGAATGCAAGCGCGGAGTATTCCTTGACCCCGGTTTCTCCGTACTGGTTGAGAACTTGGTCTATCTTCTCCGCGTTAAAACCATCTACACCTTTTAGTTGTAAGAGTTGTGATGGAGTGATGCGCTGAATCTCTATAGTGGAACCATAGTTAATATCACTCATATCTCCTTCAGGGTAGAATTGGAGGGGGTCTACTCTCTCAAACTCAAATGTAGGTTTGTTCTCAACTACGGGGACAGACTTCTTGCCTTTCTTTTTATAGGTTATCTGAGGCTTCATCCTGATGATGGGGCCCTTCAGGATACCACTCTTGAATACTCCCATATCAGAGATGACTTCGTTGAGCGCTTCTTTGAAATTCCCCTCATCTAGTTGGTCAAGAATAAGCTGTTTCATATTCTCAGCTCGTTCAGAAGCCTCGTCTAATTTAGCTTTTAGGATTTTTTCTTTCTCCTCTTCGAGCTGCTCGGTCGCCCTATCCTCGTACTCATGTATTGGAACGGCCTGCTGGCTCATCTTATTATACATGACAGCTTCGGCCAGCACTTGCTGATGAACCTGCTCCTCGATTTTCTTGGTTGTCTCCTCATCTAAATCTGGGATAGGAGTAGGTTCTATATCCCAAGACTGGCCTAGAGTTGGGTTCAGGATTAGTTTGACCCATGCCTCAAACTCACGACACTTAGCGGCAGTAAGCATCACGAAGATATCGCTACCACCAAACTCATCTATAGCAGCGCGCTCTTCAGTCTCGTACTTGCCGAGCTTCTGTCTCTGAAGTATAAGGAGCTCTTCCTGAATAGAGAGTTTTGTTTTCTTGTTGCGCTCGAATACTTCGCGGATATGCCCTTCGAGTCCAGTAAGGGTCTCTTCCTCGGTAATTACGTTATCGAGGTTTTCGGCGGCTGCTCTTTGTTTTAGGATATCGGCGGGGGATTTTATAGAGATAAGGTCTTTAGCCATGTGAGGATGCTATTTTCCTAATTATAACATATTATTGGAAATCGTGCCTACGACCAAGCTCGATTAGAAGGTTTTTTAATTCTGATTACGGGTTGGCGCTCTTTTCTTTTTTGGCTCTTGGCTTGACCCTGTAGATACGTGCATAAATACTGAAGGGCATCATGGATATGGGAGTAGTCGTTCTTATCGGGGTACTCAGTATAACGCTCATCCCCAGCAGTCATTAGTTTACGGCGTTTGTATTCACTAACAAAACCAGCTACTAACATTGTGCAACCCTTGTCTATCTGGAAAGCAGGTTCTCCGCCAGTCATGGATATTAGTTTCGTCTTGACTGCCTCGATACGGGCTATCGGTTCATTAGTCCAAGAAGGTTCTACATAGAATCCGGCTTCGCGGAGGTAGTCATAGCAGGTCTTATCACTGTTCTGGGTCTTATCGTTACCGGCAGGGTCCCCGATTATGGTCACATTGTACCCAAAGTACTTACCATTCATTAGTGGGAGGAAGTAGTCGGACATAAACGTCTGGATACCCACATCAGTAGGGACTTCCTCTAGGATTCGAAGCTGGCCAATAGCATCTATTTGCCCTATAACGGCGGAACAGTTGAGTCCGAAGTCCATACCGATGAGCAAAGGCTTGTAAGGATTAGGCTCCAGTCGTTCTTTAGCTACATGAGTATCATATTTGAACTCATATTCATAGATAGCCTTGCCAGATTGTATCTCGCCCCACTCACCATCCCTCATAACTCGGATATGTTCAGGAGTTTTCCCCGCCATGCCCACAGTATAATAATCTCTCGGGAGGTTCCTAAGGTTCTCTGCCTGAGGGGAGACGCCTCCGGGCTGCTCGAATAGGGCGTGGTATGGCAACTGCTCCTCCTTGAAGCGTTTGTATATCCAATGACGGGTAGATGGTGGGTTGGTATCCATGATAATGCCCTTCCATGTAGCGGCATCTTCCCATTCCTCGAGAAAGTACGGCTTACCCCTGTCCTTAGGGTCGGAAGAAAAACTTTTACGGGAAGGAAAACGGCCAATACGCTCCTGTGCGGCTTCGAAAATCTTTAGAGGAATCTCGGCAGCCTCATTAAACCAGAAACCCGTTACTTCAAGGGAGCGCAACTCTTGTTCCTGCTCAGGGCGGTCCAGCGCGCGGAACAATATCTCTATCTCACAGTTCGGAAAGGCGGTTATCTTGTAGTTATGGTCGGTTATATTGTAAGTTCCGAAACCTTCCTGATAAGTTCCCCCGGGAAGCTGGATGACGGGAGGATACCAGTCATGAAATGAGCGGATAGTTGTATCCTTTAGACGGGGATACGTGTTTCTTACTACGGCCCACTTAGTTCTACGAATACCATCACGCCCGGGGCGCTGTGCAAGACCACGACGGATAATTTCTTGTATCATAGCAGAGGTCTTCCCGCTGTTTCCAGTTACGAATATCTTATTATTTAATCGCGCAACAAAGAATCCGGTAGTTGTCGTGAAGCAATATTTATAACCATCACTACTTGAGACCATTTCTGCTTTCGGAGATTGGCGTAAAGAAACATATGGATGATTACTACCTTCACCGAAGTGAACTATATAACCTGTTTTCCAATTCTTCTTCTCGTATTGGATGGTTGAGATACTGGCCTTGCGACCAATAGAGGCTAACGCATATTGCACGAAATCTGCATCCTCTTTTTTTGTGGTATAGTATCTTCGTTCCACATCTCTTGTACTGCGGAACCCGTCCCAGTAAGTAACTTCTTCCGCGATGATACCAAGTTGGTCTTTATTCGCGGCCCAAAAGGAAGTTAGGGTTTTGGTCTTCAGCGGAGCGATAAAACTATAGACCCATTCTGCTGGTCTTGAGACGTGCTTAAATATCTCATATTTTATTCCGCAATCTTCCAGTAATCTTACAAGTCTTTCCTTCTTACGGTCCTTACGAATACATATGTGCGCACGATTAGACGCGCTCTTCGGATGGAAACTTCCATCAGCGCAAATAGCTACCATTAACCTAAGTTCATTATTAGTCAAGGCAACACCCTCTCTGTCGGCAGCATCCCATACATTTGGTATCCTGCCGCTAAAGCCATCCTTTAGAAAATTATGTTGGTTGAATAACTCTAGTGCTGAAATAACTTGGAACTTTTCCGGGGCATGTCTGGTATCGAAAATGACAGTATGCTCAGGGGAGAGTTGCATCTCCAAACTCCTACTTCGGAAATAATGGAATTCGCTACATTCTTCTTTTATATAAGACTTAGGTAGCCTGAATTCTAGCTTTTTAGTCTTGGGATTGAACTCCCCAACCTCAGTCCCTGCCTGATATTCCGATATCTTAACCCACCCAGACCTAGTTAGGAATTCGGTTCCGGCTGAGAGACATCCCACGGGTCCCTTCACACATCTAAACGGGTTGTTATCCATGGCGAACCGATATAAAGTCGGCGCATCGGAGTAGTCGTAGTTAATTTCGAAAGGCTTAATTGCCATTCTCTTCGCCACTCTCTTCGTTATCGCCCGACTCTAGCTGTTTCGCGTCTTGAAACTGTGGGATAATCACCTGCTTCTGGTCCATACCAAGGAAATTAACCACAACTGGGGTCTTCTGTACTATATCTATCTGTTGTTTGTTCCCCCATTCCTTTGGTCTTGCCTTCTCAAGATATCTCAACGCTATATCCTGCTGGTTTTTAAGCAGCTGCACCTTTGCTAACGCAATCTTCGGGTTTTCCCCAAGTTGCGCATGGGATAAATCACGAGAAATCACGCTCTCCGCTAGGTATTCCGCGTTGATTTTGCGAGCTTCTTCGTATGCTTCGGCAAAAGTGCGGTCTCCGAGCTTATTATTCTCGTCCTCGCTCCATCTATTGAGCTGGATTCGCTTCGGCATACCTTCCATCTTCTCTATTTCGGCCAGAGTGTATGGCCTATCCTTGGCGAAGCCTGCGATATTTACCTGCATCAACAGCTCGCAGACGTAATTTGCTACGTTCTCATCGTACTTATGGGATACTACATCCATTTTAATCACTCCGTTATAGCGTAAAATATATTCCGAGAGGTCTCTTGCATCCGTAATCTCCCTGCCTGCATTGCCCGTCTTGCCTTTTCGCGGAGCAGCCTTATAGACCAGCTTCCTCCAGCTTATTTTGGTCTTCCTATTCCCTACTACCGTGGGGGTAAATCGCCAACTACTACCGTCTGTGGTGTCTACGAAATAAGCCTTGGGGATATCGAGCTGTTTTAGGTGTTGGACCATACGCCTGTATTGGCTAAACCGTTATTTTCAGCAGTGGTCGTAGTTTCCGTAGTGCAGATAATACGGCCCGGAGATGCTGGAACTGATAGCCATTCTTTACCCATACCCCAGTACTCATGTAACGGGTACTTTATCGGGCGTTCCACTAAACCAAATATCTGACCTAATTGGGAGTGCAGTTCTCGGGCCTCGCTACCGGAAAGAGTGACGACCTGATTGCCGATAGTTATTTTTACAGACGATTCAACTTCGATAGCCATATGTCTCCACGAATAAAGATTCCTTATACCTTCATTTTACCATATTTTTGAAACTTTGGCGAATATTATATACTTGACAAATTGAGGTCGATATGATAAACTTATGTGGATTTATAGAAATTTTTGGAGATTAACATGGATAGGAATGAAGTAGCTAATTGGAATTGGGGCAACAAGCCTGAGGGATGGACATTCAGATTTTATTATTTTTATGTAAGGGAGGTCGAATTTCCCATGTGGGGCGAAGGGGCAATGAATGAAAATTGGGGAATAAGATGAGAACTAGAGGGGAGGTATTTAAATGGGTAAGATATAATATACTTAACGGTGAGTCAGAATCCAAGTTTTGGGATAGCGCTAGATATGGGTCCCTACCTTTTTATTATAATATCCCCGAAACATTTAGGGCTCGCAGGCCAGAGTTATCACAGTTAAACGCGCCCACTTACTGGAGGATAAGATGAACTCAGATGAATTATTTAATTGGGTATGGGGTGGCGGGATAAGGTATAGTAGTAGAGTAATCAATGCGAGGTCGAGACGTATATCTACTAATAACTCCTTTGGGAATATTACCGAGACGATGAGAATATTCGAGAGGAGAGTATGAAGAAGGGCGATAAAATAACAATATATGTAGACCGCTCCCAAGGCGATGTTGAGGGGATAGCGGCTCTCAAGGACGGGTGTTATGCGGGAATAATTAAGGACCAGCTACAGAACGGGAATTGGATAGTAGGGTTAGACGAACGTAGATATCCGGTCTTTGTTGTGAATCGAGAAACTTTACGAGCCGAGACAGGGAATAATTCTACGGGAGTATGGATAGATGAGAACTAGCGCAGAAATATACAACTGGGTTAATAATAGTGAGGTTCATATCTTCGCTCCGGGTGGATGGATGAGAAATCATCGTTATGTTCTAGGTGAAGTTTCTTGGTCTGTAGAAATCATATTCGGCTGTAAGGCAGGAGAAAGAAGATGAAGAGAATCCACGAGATAAGACAATTACTTTGGGGA